TTTTATTAGTTCGTAATCTTGGTTTATAAAGTCTTGGTAGTCTTCACCTACGTTATTTTTAATTCGTTTTTTACAAGTTTTAACAGTGTTAAATATACTTGTTACACTTATGTTAGTTTCTGCACTTATTTGTCTTAAACTTTTATTCGTGTTTTTGTATAACTCAAATAATTGTTTGTCGTACCAGTGCCAACTATCACATTCTAAATCTACGTTATTTAACAGGTCGTTGTAAGCTTCGTTTTCTTCTGTGTTGTTTTCTTCTGCTAAATTGTAAACGTCTTCTAAAGGTATAAATTTAATTTTGTTGTTTTTGTTCACGTGCTGAAGAAAAGTATTTTTTAAAGCCAACCACATATAACCTTTACTTATGTTTCCGTCTTTAAATAGTTTTTCTTCGCTACTCCATTTCATTAACATTATGTACGTTTCTTGAACTATGTCTTCGGCAAAGAAATACTCGCCAAATTGATTAACCATTTTGACCCATTCGTTATGATGTTTTGCAACTTTAGTTAGCCATTCCAATTTATATTGTTTAGATATTAAGCAAATGTATGATTAATTTTTCAACAATAACAAAACGAATTTATTAACAATTAGTTGTGTAGAACAAAAAAAGCGCAAACAATTAAGTCTGCGCCTACGTTTTTAATCTAAAAATTTTATCTGTTTACGAAGTAATCTATTTTTTTAAGCGTTGAAAGTGAAACGTCTTTGCCCTGTAGAAAGTTTGTAAGCTGGAAAAAGTGAAATTTGTTTCCTTTGTCCTGTATTTCTTTTACTATGCTGTTTCGTTTTTTAAAAGCTAAAATCTTTTTTAATTCAGTTCGCAACTGTTCGTCTTGTATGTACATATCAAAACGGTAAGTCGTCGTTATCGAAATTGCTTTCGTGTATAATTGTTTGCTTTAATGTTCCGTTAATTTGTGGCTCATTATTTTGAATTTGTGGCTCATTCTTTACAAATGGTTCACTAAAACTTACTGAAAAGAATTTAACTCCTTTTGCTGAAGTCTTCAACCACAAAGCAACTTCCATATCCTTACCGTTTACGTTTACTTTACCTTTGTAGTCTGGATGATTTTCCGCTTTTTTGTTGTCGTTTTTAAAAATTGCACCTGTGTTAATTCTTGTTTCCATTTTTATTTATTTAAATTGTTTGTATTCGTGTTTTAATCGCTCCAAGTAAAGAACAAAATCCATCGCTTCTTCTTGCGCGTGTGTCAGCCATTCTAACGTTGTTAAATCTGTTCGTTCTAACGTTGTCTTGTATTTCTTTATTCCTGCTTCTGAACGTTCTTTAAATTTAGCCATTACGCTTAAAACGTTTTTGTCTTGTATTTGTATGTTCATAGTTTTTCTATTTCTTGTTTAATGTCTAATAAATATTTGTGTGCTAAACTTCCTTCGTTAATGTACAAACCATTTCTAAAATCTAGCATTTCATCAACTACAATTAATGCAAATTTTTTGGCTAAATAATGGTTAACTCCAAAGTAAACAGATTCTACTTCTACTCCGTAACATTTATCTAAAATGTCTTCGGCTTTTTCTTTTGGTGTCATAACATCCAACTTATAAATTTTATAAACCCTACTATTGCAAACCCGTAAACTATTAAAGTTAAAATAATTGCTAATGTTTTTTCTTTCATATTTTCACGTTGTTTTCGTTAATAAATTCGTTTAGTTTTTTTCTTACTTCAAACATTTCTTCTTTGCCGTTGTATTTGTATTCGCTTCTTAACCATTGGTCAAACTCAAATAGTGCCAAATAATAATATAAGCCATTATTTGCAAAGTCAAAATCTTCTTTGTCTTCCGGTAAATTAAATTCAAGTATTGCTTTCATATCATATCGTATCATAGAGTATCATATTGCTTCGATTAAACTGTTAAAATAAATTCTTGCTTCTTCAACCTTGTTTTGTATTTCCCAAATTACAGTTTCATCTCGTTCAATTTTAAAGACTTTTACTTTTGTTTGTTCTGGAAGGTGGTCAAAGTTATGTTTCTTTTCTACGTATTCCCTAATTTCTGCGTCTTCGTCAATTTTAAATTGTTTCCAGTGTTCACGTCTAATTTCGTCTTCAACTATTTCTAACGGTGTATTGACTAAACAATAACAAAGTAGTGCTTCGGTCTTGCCTGTTAACCACATATAACCCTGTAATTGATAGTAGTAATCTTTAGTAGGTATTTCGTCTTCAAAGAACGGAAACGTGTGAGCTTCGTAACTGCATTTAATGTCAAGTAAAATTTCATTCGTGTTTACGTCAGGCGTTCCTGTTATCCATTCGTTGTTAAAATGTTCTTCGTTTTTAAATATAAAACCTAAACCTAAAACATCATTCACCAAGCTTATTGCTTCGTCTTCGCATTGTAAACCTTTGTCCGTATAACGTGAACTAAACTCTTTTTTAATTCCGTATTTGTGTTCTAAAACAAGTTCTTGTATGTAACTCTTTGCTGTTTTACTTAATATCTCGGTCTTGGTGCGTGGAGCGGTCATTAACCGCCCCAATGCTGAACAACGTATTTTCATACTTCTAACGTTTTTAATTGTGCAGGTGTTAAATCATAAAGACCTATTAATTGTTCAGTAGTAAATTCACCCTTACTAATTGCATCAATTGCTTTTTGAAACCGCTCGTTTGTTAACGTTAATTTTTTAGTTTCGTGTTTTACTTGTTCGCCACTTGCGTCTGTGTCTTTGTCCGAAACAATACCTAAAATTGAACTCAAACAGTAACGACGAAAGTAGGTTGTTCCACTTCCGAAACTTTGGTATAAATTCATTTGTTTTAATTCAACCTGTGGAATTAAAGTATTGCTTTCTAAACTTTCACCGCTTTCAACGTGAAATAAAATAGTTGCTAAATAGTTTTCGCCATCCTTTGAATTAAGTAATTGTGTAAATCCTAATCCGTGTTTTTTTAATAGTGGATTAATTACTTCAAAGATTTTCGGCAAATCTGCGTAAGTGTAACCGTAACCTTGTGTTGCTTTGTGAATAACAGGTACTTCTTGTTGGAACGCTGCTAAACTTTTAAATAAATGTTTCATAGTTTTTGTTTTAAATTATTTGTTGTTATAAGTATTGCACATTGCAATAAATCTTTTTCTTGGTAGTTTTCTAAATTGCTCGTAAGTTAAACCGTTTGCTTGTGCAATTAATACCATTTTTGCGTTTAATTCTGCGATTGTTTTCATAGTTATTGTTTTTAATTATATTCAAATCTACAACCTTTTTATATATAAATCTAATTAAATTAAAAAAAGTTATTAACAATCTAGTTTTAATATATGTTTTCAAAGAAAATTGTTATCGGTAGTAAAATACCTTTGCTTGTGTTATTGTCACCGCCTAAAACATCTCGGTTTGTTCCTATCCATTTACGGCAGTGTTCTTTTAATTTGTCCGTTTTTATAATTACGCAGTGAACATCGCTGAACCAAAAACAATAATAGTCGGCTTCGCTTGTTGCTATTCCTGAAGGTTTGTTTCTACTTTCATATTCTACAAAAACGTTTTTAGTTTCTAAACATCGGAAGTCGCGTTTAACTTCTACTTTTTTTTGCAGTAAGTTTCCAAGTTCTTTTTCATAAACTTGTCCTACTTCTAAATCGTGTTTAAAGTCGTTGTTATAATTCATTTTAGTTTTTGTTTATAGCTTTCTATTAATTCTTTTAGTTCGTCTTTTGTCCATTTTTTAACATCGTGTGCTTTTGCCTGAAGCTCCATTAATCTTTGCGCTCCTATTCGTTCTTTTATGCCTATTTGATAGTTCAACAGGTTGCCACTTAAATAAGTGTTACAAGCTTCGCATTGCAAGTGTACGTTGTCTTCGTTAAACCTTACGTTACTGTGTCCACCTTGTGAATAATAGTGTCCTGCGTTTTCTTTTTTACAAGGTTTGTTACAGGAAATACAATTTAGTCCAGCGTCACGTTGCCTAATAAATTTATTGAACACCTGTTGCGCTATTTTTAAATAGTCGTTTGCAGTTTTTAAGTTCTCAACTAATTTTTTTTTCTTCTTGTTCCATTCCTTTAACTTTTGTGTTTCAACCATTGCTTTTATACATTCGTTTTTTAAACAAAACTTTTGTAAGGTGCTGAACGGTGTAAATTCTTCTTTGCAGTTAAAACATTTTTTAGTTCGTGTTTTCACAAGTCAATATTGTTAAGTTCAATTTGTCTTTTAAAATTTTGTATTTCCTGCATCTGCTCTAAATTTATATGCTGAAGGTCAAAGTTAATTTGTCTTGTTACTCTAAATTCTTTTTCTAACGTTTGGTAAACAACCATTGCTTTTTTTATTTCGTGTAAACTTTGCTCCATTGAATTTATTAAATCTGTTCGGTTAGGATGTTTTGTTTTTATGTCTTCAATGCTTACTTGTAATTTTAAACAAGTGTGGTTAAGATTAATTCTGCTACTTAATAATTCAAGTTCCATTTTTTTATTTTTTAAATTGTTTGTTTACAAGCAAAAGTTTTTTCATATACATTTGGAGCTGGATTTGATTGTTCAAAGTAACACAATTTTTCTTTATCAAACCAAATTTCAATCATTCCAATATTTCCGTTTGAACGTGGTTTAATTTTATTAAAGTGTAATTCAGCCAAATTAAATGTAGGGTCTTGCCTGTGTACTGTTATCATACATTTACCACTATTGAACCATTCGCTGCCACCTTTTAAATCGTAAGGAACAGGAGCGTTTCTTTTTCCGTTTTCTTTTTCAGTTAGTTTTGGATGTATAATCGTGTGCAAATGTAAATCGTTGTCTTCTGCTATTTGATTTCTATACGGCAAAACATATTCTAAATATTGTGCATAGCCACCGTAATCGTTATAAGGGTGGTTTAAGTCTTTCCAACTATCAATTGAAGCTGTGTGTAGTTCATCGTGTTTTTTTAATTCAACAGCCATATCCCAAAATTGAATTGGTGTAAGTTTTGCCTTAACATCTTTTTTAGTTAATACCTTAAAATGTTCTAAAACCCAATCAATAGCTTGTGTTATTTCTTTGTCTTCAATCGTGTTCCGGTCTAAAGGGTTAAAACTCTTGCCTGTTTTCTTATGTATTAAATCAGCAATTATTTCTACATTAGAACCAACATCCGGAAAGTAAACTAAATGCTTCCAACCATAAAATTTAGAAGTGTTCATTAAACATTCCATTAATACTTGCGTTTTACCGCTCATAGGAAAACCTGTCCAATCTGTACAATTTCCTAAACTCATAGAATAATGTTCGTGTAAACTTTTAAATCCTAAATATTTGCCTTTATTATTGTAATTGTCTCTATACTTAAATAGTTGAGTAATTACGTCTCCAGCTTCGGTTATTTTATATCCATTTAACTCCACGGTGCTTTCCATTTTTTAGGTTCATTAACTTCTTGTATTGTTTGTATGTTGTCCCAAAACAAACCTTGCCAACCTTGTTCAATTGATTTGTTTATTACAAACTTACATTGTTCAATTGTATATTTTTCCATTTTAACTAAAATAGATTTTATGCTTTGTTGTGTTAAAGTCTTTTTTGCCGACTTCCTGTATTCAATCCAACTATCTAAAATCACTTCTTTTTCATTCTTTTCTTTCTTTTCATTCTTGTTTGTTGTTGATTGTTTGTTAGTCGTTTGTTGATTGTTTGTTATTCGTTTGTTAGTGTCTTCATTTTCATCTTGGTAACATTCATATTTACAAATAGTTACGATAGTAAATTGGCTTGTTGATTTTACTACAATTTCATTCGTTTTTTCTAACTTTTTTAAAATGGTTCTAATTTGCTGAATAGTAATACCTGTAGCACTTGAAATATTACCTAAAGACGAAATAAATTGCCCACGTTTTACATCGTTACCTTGCCATTTATTGTCTTTATGATTAGCTTTAATAACCATATACAAAAACAAGTGTACGGCTTCAGACTTATTAAACCATTCCCAATCTAAAAACTTTCTGTGTATTTTAATCCATCCGCTCATAACTCATTAAATAAATAAATTGATAAATAATGAATTAATTTAGCAGCATCTTTTGTGTTAATACAAACAGTCTTTGAAGTGTCGTTTTCAATAACTTCAAAACAAATGTTAGTTCCAATTGAAACAATCATTTTGTCATTTTTACTTTCAACACATTGTAAAATAATTTCTTCCATAACTTTAATTTTTTTAAAATAAAATGCCCCTGTTCAATCCGTTGGGTCTAACTTCAACTTCATAAACAAGGGCAATAATTCCTTTTGTACTTATAATGTTAGACCGTACAATTGCAAATTTAATAATTAATTTAACATAAACACGAATTAATAAAATTTATTTTTTATTCTCAACTGAATTTTACGCAAGTCTTTTAAGTTCTTTGCTTCTTTTATTTCTTTACGCAAATCAAGTTCTGGACGTTCTAAACTTAAAAGCAATTTATAGTATTCTATGTCGTGTAAAAATATCTTGTCGTTTGTATCGCTTAAATCTTGGTAAGTTTTTAAACCGTGTAGAATAGTTGCGTGGTTCATATTAAACAAACTTCCTATTCCTTTAAGTGTGTGTCCGTCTTCGCGTAGCTTCCTGAACAAATAAATTCGCCTGTGTACAATTTCACGTTTTCGGTTTTTATGTGCAAGTCCGTCTTGTTCGATTATTTCTTTAATTAGTTCTATCATTGTTCCGTATTTTTATAGGTTTCGTTGTAGTAATCTTCAAACTCATCTTCTTCCCAACCACCAACGTATGGGCAACTTGCATCTCTCATTTGTTGCTTTTCAAGTTCTAAATATTTATGAAAGTGGTTAATAAATTCTTTACCTTCCGTTGTGTAAACATTTAATAAATTAGGATGCAATTCTTCTAAATCGCTAAATACTTGCTGTAGTGCTGTTTTCATTTTTCTATTTTTACTTTATTAAACATATCTTTTTTTACTTTATATCCAAGTGCTTCATAAAGTTTAAGATACCGGTAAACTGTTCTCATACTTACATTTAAATATTTTGCTATTGTATTCATATTTCTTGATTTCTCTTGAAGATACTCCATAAGTTTTATACACCTGTACATTTTGTTTTGTTTCATTCTTCTTGTTGTTTAAAAATAAAGTGTCAGCACTTTTGTATTAAGCTACTTACGACTATGCAATCGGGTAGGTGTTGGTTATCTACTCCATCCACTGACACTATAATTTATTGTTCTTGTTGTTTAAAGGTTTTATCTTTATTTTCATCTAATTGTTCAACTAACCATCCTACTGCTGTTTGTTTCATTGTTCTATTTGTTTAATTTCAATTATAATATCATCGTTTTTTTGTATTAAGTTTTTAACGTGCTGAATATCGTATGCTTCAACTATTCGTGTTTCTAACTTAACAGGTGCGCCAACATACGCCCAAGTTTTAAATGTTGCTTTGTATCTTTTCATTTCTTTATATTTAGTTTGTTTGTTTTTTTTAATTCTGCAAATTTCAAGGTATAAATGTAAATT